TTAGAAAAAGATTTAAAGAGTATGATGAAGATGATTTTAAATTTTTTAGAACCTTACATAGTTTAGCTAGACAACAATTTTCAGAGATTCCTGTATTAGATCCTAAAGTAGATATGCTTATGTTTCATACTCAATATGGAACAGTAAAAGTAAATTTTAAAAATGAATATGATGATGTTAAAGTTTATAATAATTGGTCGCTTCAAATATATGACAGGGCAAGAAATATGAAGGTTGATCCTGTTTGGTTATATAAACAACAGCCAAGAAAAGCGGTGCGTCTACAGCAGTTCAAGTCTATTATTGCGGGATACGAGGAGTTTAAAACAATGGAAATGGAGAACGGAAACCGGACACCGGACAGATTAGATTTTACAGATATGGTAAAAAAGTTTGTAGAGGATGCCGGGAGACTTCCTATAAAAGTTTTAATGGTAGATGAAGCTCAAGACTTAACCCCGTTACAGTGGGATATGGTCGTTAAAATTGCACAAAATGTTTGGAGAGTTTACATAGCGGGAGATGACGATCAAGCAATATACGAGTGGAATGGAGCTGAAGTAGAATACTTTCAAAGCTTTCCTGGAAGAAATGTAATTTTAAAAAAATCAGTAAGACTTAACAAAGACGTACATTTTTTTTCTAAATGTTTATTGTTAGGTATGAAAAACAACAGAGTAGAAAAAGAGTTTTATTCAAATGATAAAGATGGGGCCATATATTATTGGAATACCTTAAAAAAGGTACCATGGAATTTAACTGGTAGTTGGTTAATTCTAGCACGCATTAACGATGTTAAAAAAGAATTACAAGAAGAGGCTAGGAATTTATCTCTTTATTATCAAGATGTTAAAGGTAACAAATCTTTTGACATGAACCAGTTTAAAGCTATTCAATATTGGGAAAAAGTATGTGAAGGAGGAAGTATTACTAGAGAGGAAGCTTGCATTATGTATGAGTATTTACTAAACATAGACCATGGATTTAGATCTCAAGATAGTAAAAAATGGTCGTTTGCTCATCCTAATCAGGTATTTAACTTTGACGAATTACATTTAAGATGTGGTATGACAGATAGTAAAGGTCCTTGGTTAAAAGTTTTTAAAAGAAAATTTAAAGAAAAAGATAAGCAATATTTTTTAAAAATGATTAAGGAGGGGGTAGATTTAAATCAACCTCCTAAAATTATTATAGACACAATACACCAAGTAAAGGGAGGAGAAGCAGATAATGTTGTTCTATCTAGTAAATGTAATTTTCCTTCGCACTTCGAGAAAAAAAATTTAGCAGAAAAAATAAAAGAACTTAGGGTTTGGTATACGGGTGCTACCAGATCAAAGGGAACACTTCATTTGTTAGGCACTCATCATCAATTTAATTTTCCATTAGGAAAATATTATAAACTATACGAGGCTAATTATGTCAGATAAAAATATGTTCGATGAAGCTTTTCCTCAAGATAAACAAATTGGGGGATCTCACTACCAACACTACCTCATTCAACCTTATGAATTTATATCTAAAAATGAACTTACATTTTTTCAAGGAAACGTTGTGAAATATGTTTTGAGATATCCTTATAAAAATGGTATAGAAGACCTTGAAAAGATTAAGCACTATTGCGATTTAGAAATTAAAAAAATTAAAGATGCCAAAAAAGAAAAGTAAATTTATAAAGTGTGAACGTTGTGACACAACATTTGCCGTAATTGTTTATGAATATAATTATTATTGCGCTGATTGTGCATTGTTTGAATTAAATATACCTTTTAAAAAAGCAATATCAATTGAAGACGCAAATTTAAGTAGAAAGAAACAATGACTCATCAACTAAATTTTATCTATAACGACTCTGATTGGGTTTGCCCTGCGGAGTATCCTGATTTATCTAAAGCAACTGAAATTGCAATTGACTTAGAAACAAAAGATCCAAACATAAAAACAAAAGGATCCGGTTGGGCAACGTTTGATGGCCACATAGTAGGTTTTGCTGTTGCTGCATTAGATCAACAATGGTATTTTCCAATTGCACATGATGCGGGAGGTAACATGGATATTTCAATGACAACCGCTTTTATACAAGACATTTTAAAACTACCCGCAACTAAAATATTTCATAATGCGAGTTACGATGTTGGTTGGTTATTGATTAATGGATTTGAAATAAGAGGTAAAATTATAGATACTATGATTGCGGCCGCTGTAGTGAATGAGAATAGATTTAGTTTTAGTTTAAATGCTTGTGCTAAAGATTACTTAGGTGAAATTAAAAATGAAACTTTTTTAAATGAAAAAGCTAAGGAATGGGGAATAGATCCGAAAGCAGATATGTGGAGATTACCCGCAGGATATGTTGGTTTTTATGCTGAACAAGATGCGGCCTTGACCTTAAAATTATGGCAAAGACTTAAACATGAAATAGTAAAACAAGATCTTCATGACGTATGGGAAATGGAAATGGAATTACTTCCTATTTTAATTGATATGAGAAGACGAGGGATAAGAGTAGACATTGAAAAAGCTCATGCAATAAAAAAAGAATTTAAAGAAAAAGAATCTATTGTTTTAAAAAAAATAAAAGATGAAACTACTATTTCAGTAGACATTTGGGCCGCTAGATCTGTAGCGCAAGTTTTTGACCGTATTGGTGTTGATTACCCACGGACAACGAAAACCGAAGAACCAAGTTTTACGCAAAATTGGCTAATGAATTGTAATAACCCGATAGCGCAACTAGTAAGAGAAGCAAGAGAAATAAATAAATTCCATTCAACATTCATAGACTCCATTTTAAGATACACTCACAAGGGTAGAATTCACTCTGAAATTAATCAGTTGAGATCTGACCAGGGAGGTACAGTTTCGGGGAGACTATCATATTCTAACCCAAACCTCCAACAAATTCCTGCAAGAAATAAAGAGTTTGGAGATAAAATTAGAAGTTTATTTTTACCTGAAGAAGGTAGGCAGTGGGGGAGCTTTGATTATTCACAACAAGAACCAAGACTGGTTGCTCATTATGCGGCATCAGTTGCAAAACAATTTCCGGGAGCTGAAGATTTTATTCAAGCTTATGAAAACGAACAAGCAGACTTTCATCAAATAGTTGCTGACATGGCGGGAATATCTAGAACTCAAGCTAAAACAATTAACCTTGGTTTATTTTATGGTATGGGTAAAGCTAAACTTGCTAGAGAATTAGGTATTGATAAGGATAGTGCAGAAAGACTTTTAAATACTTATAATGATCGCGTGCCTTTTGTAAAAAAATTAGCTGTTGAGGTAACCTCAAGTGCCTCTAAGTATGGTTTTGTTAGAACCATTAAAGGTAGAAAATGTAGATTTGACATGTGGGAACCATCTTCTTTTGGAATGAATAAAGCAATGCAGTATGAAGAAGCAAAAGCAATTTACGGGAATAATATTAGACGTGCTTTTACTTACAAAGCTTTAAACAGACTAATACAAGGATCAGCCGCTGATCAAACTAAACAAGCGATGATTGATTGCCATAAAGCAGGTTACATGCCACTACTCCAAATACATGATGAATTATGTTTTTCAATTAATGAAGAAAAAGATATTCTTGATGTAAAAGAAAAAATGGAAAATGCAATTGATACATTAAAAGTACCATCTAAAGTAGATATTGCTTTAGGTAAATCTTGGGGCGAAGCTAAAGAATAATTTAGAGCGCAGTATCCTTAGGAAAAAAATGTTTTTTTTTTAGCTAGTCTAGCTAGCTATATCTAAAAGACCTTTTTGTGCGTCTTCAACACTTTGATCATTGATCTTAACTCTAAGCTCTTTGATCTTGATATCGATCCACTTCATATCAGGAGTTACTCGACCCTGAACCAATGCTTGGTTGGCCCATTTGGACTCCAACTGAAGTTTCTCCGATATTAACTTTTGTAGTTGCATCTCGGTCAACCTCCTCGAAGGTTAAAAAAAGCATATTTGGATTTTCAAAACCCGCACCTTCTTTTTCTGTTACATCCCCTGAGTCAACCTTCTTTACAAAATCCTCAAGGACGGCTGTATCGTTCTTGGCCTCAAGCATCTCATCAATATATATATTTTTATATTTTGCTTGGACGCGATATAGCTTCATAAGGTATTATATATCAAAATGTGATAGGATTGCAACTATGTGTTAATTTTGGGTTTAGGAAGTGGGATAATAGGTTTTGAAACTTCTACTGCTCTACATTCAAATTTAACAACAATTTTGTTATTTTCTACGTATTCTCTATCAAATTGCTCAGTTTCTTCTAATGATTTAAAAGTACCATGAGCAACTCTATAGCCATATTCAACACAATTTGTGTGGTTATCAAATGAAAAACCAGGTATATGATGATTAGGGCATTCGCCCGAAACCATACTACACATATACATAACTAATATAAATTTTGTCATAAAATCCTATATTATCCTAGCTTATTATTTACTTGCATATCCCATAAAAATATATATATAAGAAAAGGCAATGGATAATAATATCACAAACAAAAACAAAAATAAAGGGGAAACAAATGCCTAAAAACATATCAAAAAAAATTCACGTTATTCTAACCGAAATTGAAATAACAAATATTCTTAATAGATTTTCTGTTGGGATGTTATCTGACAATTTAGATGACGAAGATAAAAATTTAGCGCGTAAATTAAACCACGCGTTAAAACAATGCGAAAGTGAGGGGTAATGATAAAATCAAAATCTGAAGCTTTCCAGGATTGGGTGAACGAAATGGACAAGGTACTTTCTGAAACTCAAACTATAACAATAGATGGTCAACCGATGGAAGCATCCGATGATCATTTTAAATTACAAATAAATAAACTTGCAAAAGTTCCGCTAGTCCTAGATGGTCAGGCTATATATCCACTTAATTTGTGGACCACATCTGATTTAGTCCATAGTGAAATTGATGCAAAAAATATGGAGGACGAATAATGTCTAAAACAAAAAAGAAAAACGAAGATAATGTAATACATATTACTCGTGATTACAGTATGTTTAAAACTGTAAAAGGTAACCGAACAATTGATAAAGGTCACGTCAAGAGATTGGTTAGAGAAATGAAAAAAAAGGATTTAGAACTCCCGATTTTCATTAACGAAAATGATGAAGTTATTGATGGTCAACATACCCTTGAGGCGCGTAAAGAGTTGAACAAACCGATACGTTATATAAGAGGTAAATTCGAAAATGAATTTGATGTTGCTGTTATGAATGCCAATAGAAAAAATTGGCCAATGACTGCTTATCTAAACTTTCACATTGAAAATGGTAAAAAAGATTATCAAATTGTAAAAGCCATGACTAGACAATACAGTTTACCGCTTGAGTGCGCTATGTTTTTGTTGACAGGTCGGTACTCAATGTGGAATAATTTAAGAGATGATTTCAAACAAGGTAAATTGAAAATCACTCACTTACAAAGATGTAATGATATTGGATCTTCTTTGATGTATTTAAAAAATAATTTTAACATCAAATTAACTAGAGGATTTATTACTGCATATGCGGTAGTGTCAGAACATCCTAAATTTAAGTGGGATCGTTTTAAAAATGCTTTGAAAACGAAGTCTGCTTTATTGTTGCGGGGTACGAATACAGAAGATTTTATTAGAGTATTTGATAAAGTCTATAACGGAAATACCCAAAATAAGATAAACTTTATTAGATATTTTATCGATAGAGATTATCAAAAAGATGAAGACTAATATAAAACAGAAAGAAAAAAATGGACATATCTAAATGGAAATCCTGTGCCGTTGACATTGATACTTATTGCATATTGCGTGCAATGGGTAGTCACGGTTTTAGGAAGCCCGCATCGATGATTGCTAAAATTACCGATGATGAGGTTAAGAAGATTGCTAAAAAGCAAAACGCCTCATATGAAAAAATAAAGGAAAATTTATTGGTGCAAGGGCGCAAGCTTTTGAACGGTAAATAATGGCCATGTTGAGCGGTGTCCGGTAGCCTGGACCCGCTCAATTAAAACACTTGCAATGAGGCTACATTCATTATAAAATTAATCATCGTATTCCAAATCACCTATATGGAAAAGTGGGGTTAAACACTTTACATTCAATAATCACGAAAAACTTTAATTAACTTAAATTTTGAGAGGTTAAGGTGTATGGTTACGATAATTTTGTTTTTAGACATATTTCCCGATTTTTTGGGAAACTTACATGCGGAGATTATCCATTCCATATCTTTTCCCTCTCCGCATGTAAAATAATGGAAGATTTAGATAGCCTAGCTGAAGAAAAATTAGAAATGTGTAAGGGCCTCTCAGGGGAGGAGCGATCTGAATTTATAGAAAATCATTTAGATGATTATTATTTTGCTATGAATATTGTTTCTAACCCTAAAGTATTAAGGCATTATCGTGAATTATTCACTAAACTTGTTAAAGATTTTGGGCATTAATATATCACGAGAACTGCTTCGTGAACAACGGCTACCGGAGGAGAGGTTGTTTCAGGCAATAATTCTACAAGCTTTTGAAGATTCATTAAGTGTTGGCGAGCATAAACACGATGCTTATTGTAAACAAGATAGTTACGATTGGTTTACTAACGATACAAAAAATTTTAACAATGTTTGTTGGTTTGCTAATTTCGAGCCTGAAATTATTAGAGGTAAATTTAATGAATTAATATCTAAAAAAATTATTCGATATACGAAAGTTCAGTTGAAATGGTTAAGATACCGTTGGTTATATAAACAATATCGAGCTACTATTGATAAGGATACTAGGAGAAAAATTCTTAAAGAGATAAAAAGTATTGAAGGTCTTAAAAAAGCCCCTGAGGATAATAAGAAAAAACAATAAATAAAAACCTCAGGAGCCAAGAGAGCAAATAATGAAAAACACTATTTAAGTGATTTATAGCACAGGACAACGGATCAGTAAACAATTTATCCTCCCGAAGGCCCGAGAGTGTTTAAAAGGCTTATATGGACCATTAAAGGGTAAAATATCCTCCCCAGACCCCGAGAATTTATCCTCCCCAGACCCCAAAAATTATACTATATAGATTATACAGACCCCTGTTAAAGAAAAAGTACCCCTTAGGGTAAATATGGTGTCCCTCGTGTCCCTCTAAGCAAATAAACTAGTAATAACAATGCTTTAAGTACCTTTTTATGGTGTCCCTATGGTGTCCCTATGGTGTCCCTCAGGGACACCTAACAAGTAATATTGCTTAAAGAGATACCCTTCGTAACTTTTTAGAGGTGTTCTAATGTGTTAAAATAATCTATATAGTAAAAATATGGCCCAGATAAAAAAAATAGAAAGATCCGACAAAGACTTAACTCCAAAACAAAGATTGTTTGTTGATATTCTCGTTGCCAATTGGGGCGAGATCACTTATGCTGAAGCTTGCAAACAAGCAAAATATGAGTGTAAAAATCCCACAGATTATTCCGCTATAGCTTCTAGACTTTTAAATAGAAGATTAAATCCCCACATAGCAAAATATTTAGACAAAAAATATGAAGAAGAAGTAAATAAATTTTCAAAAGATAAATTAAAAAGATTTAGAAGATTAGATAAGTTATCAAAAGAGGCTGAGAAAAATAAACAATTTAATGTATCTGTTCAAGCTGAATATAGATCCGGTCAGTTAGCGGGTATGTATGTTGATAAAAGAGAGGTTACCGTTTCAGGCCTTGAGGGTATGAGCCGTGATGAATTAGAAAATAAATTAAAAGAATTATCAACTAAAATAGACGGATACAATGCTAAAACAATTGAAGCGGAAACAACCGAGATCAAAGAAATTGAAAATTAATAGTTTTAGTGATTGGGTAAAAGTTTTTAATAAAAAGCATAACCAACATTTAAAAACAAGTATGGGGGTAGTCAGTGTCAAAACGAAAAATAACAGTAAATAAAAAAGCTAAAAATTGGCAAGATAGGTATCCAATGATATCTTGCACATGGCTTGATATTTTATCGGATAGCTCCTGGCAATCAATTGATCAATTATTAAAATCAAATTTAGCAACGTGTGTTACTAAGGGCCACTTATTATCTCAAGCAAAAGGGGTTACAAGAATTTTTGGTGATTACTCTGCAAATGAAAAAGGTGAAATTGAAGAAATAGGTAATACTACAATTATTCCGAATAGTGTTATAGTAAAGATACAAAAAATTTAGTCGAGGTTAAATGTTTGTTTACAATTATCCACTCCACAACGAGTACAACCAAAAAGCGGTAATCGAACATTTATAGGCATTCAGGATAAAATACCGGACCCCCTCGACTAGGCCAATTTTATTTAATTTTTTAATTCTTTTCTTATTTTTTCGTAATTTTTTTTATTCCAAACCATTTGTTCTAATGGAATAACATCATAGCATTCATAAGAAAGTGATTTAAAAGATATTTCGACCTCATCAGGTATTTCTCCAAATACTATAAACCACATATCTTTATGCTCAGCGCACTTAATGACACTGTCCCCAAACAGCATTCCTCTATTACCCAGATACTGCTCACATTTTTTTATTAATTGTTTTTGTTTCATTATTTATCCCTCCTCTTTGTTATTTTAAATTTATAAGATACAATGTTTGGATCCCCGTAAGGATTTGAATTGTTTGCATACATTACCGGGCAATCCTCCAACCATTTTTCAAACTTTTTTCTTGTATCTGCTTCATATTTCTTTGCGTGATTTTCTGATATAACCTCAGGTATTCTCCATTTTGTTTGATCGTTCATTCTAATTTCCCTCCTTCTTTATGAACATATTCCTCAATGTCTGAAAAAATACAGTTCATAGTTTCATCATCTAAATCTTCACTAGTTAAAACAACATCTTCATCATTTGGGTTTTTTAATATTATTCTCGTTCGATCCCACTGCCATGTTTTTTCTTTACTCATTACTCCTCCTCCCCGTCTTCCTCTGTTTGTTTTATTTCGTCTCCTCCATACTCAGTTTGGCTATCATCACCAAATTCAGTTCCCTTAAACGTAGCCTGAAATCTTCTCCCGGTCCCGCCCCCTTGA